ACTGATTTAGCCAAATTTTCTAACGCAGACAGCACTAAAAGAAAAGGCAAGAAAAGCAAGAAGACAAGACGCAATCGACTTGACGATGTGTGAACCGAGTGTATACTTGGTTGTAAAGTAATTCACGATGAAACTAGCCATTATCAACGACACACACTTTGGCGCCAGATCTGATTCGCCAGTATTTGGTGAGTACTTCTTCAAGTTCTTTGATGATGTATTCTTTCCTTACTGCGACAAGCACGGCATAGACACCGTGTTACATCTAGGTGATCTACTGGATCGTCGCAAGTTTGTTAACTTTCAAACGCTAAATCAAGTGCGAACCCGATTCATGGAACCGCTTTTGCAGCGCGGTATGACCGTGCATTGCATTCTTGGCAATCACGATGTGTATTACAAAAACACCAACCTAGTGAACTCTCCAAAGGAATTGTTTGGAGAACGCTATACCAACTTCATTATTTACGAAGAACCAGTTGAGTTGCAGTTTGGCTCTCTGCGTGTGGCGATGGTTCCGTGGATCAATAAGAATAACCACGAAGACTTCCTGCGCTTCATCAAGAAGAGCAAGTGTCCTGTGATCTGTGGACATTTTGAACTGGAAGGCTATCAGGTGATGCGTGGCGTAAAGCACGATAGTGGTATGCCTGCCAATCTGCTTGCGCGTTACGAGATGGTTCTGTCGGGACACTTTCACCACAAGCACGGTGGTGGGAATGTGCAGTATTTGGGTACACAGTATCAGATCACCTTCAGCGACTTGGAAGACCGTAAGGGATTCCATGTACTTGATACAGAAACCAGGCAACTGGAGTTCATCGAAAATCCCAACAGAATGTTTCATGCTATTCGCTACGATGATTCTCGGCATGACTACAGTAAAGTTCTAGAGAACGCAGACTTCTCGCGGTACGCAAACACCTTTGTCAAGGTCTTTGTGGACTCGAAGACCAAGCCGTATATGTTTGACAAGTTCTTGGATGGAATCTATACCGCTCCTGCCATGGGCGTCACCGTTGTAGAACAGAATCCTGATACCAGTACAGGTGAACCCGCAGCAGATATGGCACTAGACACGCTTGGTCTAATCAACAAAGAGATTGATGGTATGGAAGAAGTACACGACAAGCCTATGCTGAAGCGCATTGTGCGCGATTTGTACATGGAGAGTCTGTCTCTATGATTAACTTCACAAGGGTTCGGTTCAAAAACTTTGGATCGTTTGGGAACAACTTCACCGAAATTCAACTGAACAAGGCCAAGATGGTTCTTGTGTCGGGTAGTAATGGGCACGGTAAGTCATTTGCTTTGCTTGATTCTATCACCTTTGGGTTGTTCGGGAAGCCATTCAGAAAGATCAATCTTCCTCAGTTGGTGAATAGTGTAAACGAAAAGGATTGCTTGGTAGAGGTGGAGTTCGGTATTGCTACCGATTCCTACAAGGTAGTTCGAGGCATCAAACCTAATCGCTTTGAAGTGTGGAAGAATGGCAATCTGTTGGATCAGCACGCCACCACAAAGGACTATCAGAAAATGCTTGAAGAGCAGATTCTGAAGATGAACTACAAGTCATTTACACAGGTGGTTATACTTGGTAGTTCTTCGTTTGTTCCGTTTATGCAGTTGCCTGCTGCAGATCGCCGGGCGGTGATTGAAGATATTCTTGATATCAATGTGTTCTCAACCATGAACACAATCCTCAAGGCAAAGATGTCTACCCTCAAGGAAGAGATTGCAGATAATGAACGCAAGATTGAAATTCTGCGCGAGTCTATCCGCGCTCAGAAAGACCTAATCGCAGGACTGAAAAGCAAGACCGATGAGCAGGTGCAGGGAAATCTGAAAGAGATCGCTCGCTCTGAATCCTTGATTGAAGAAAAGCAAGCAGAACTTTCTGCTCTAACCGAGCAGATTCAACAGGTGAAAGTCAAACTGCAAGGCAAGGTTACCTTGTTGAAGCAGATCAGCAAGATGGAAATCTTGCAGAAGCAACTGGAATCCAATCGTAAAAAGGTTGGAGAAGAGTTGTCATTCTTTGACAACAACGAAGTGTGCCCAACTTGTCAGCAGTCTATCGATAAGGCAAGTCAACCCATTCACGGGTTGCTATGTAAGAAGAAGAGCAAGCAAGGTGAATTGAACGAAGCAGTTGATGCCATTGTCACCGAGATTGAAACCAAGCGAAATCAAATCGAAGAGTATGAAGAGGTGTCCAATGAACTGGAATCTCTGAACACGCAGACGATGGAGGCTAATAGCACCATCACGGCGTGCAACTCTTATATCGGCAAACTCAGTAAAGAGAACAAGGCGATTCAAAGCAAAGAAACAGAAGACACCGATCATCAGAAACGATTGATTGATTTTCAGGGAGACTTGAACAAGAACGAGGCCTCCAAGCACAGCCTAGTTGAAGAGATGCACTACTACAGCGTAGCGGCAACTCTTCTGAAAGATAGTGGTATCAAGGCAAAGATCATTCGCTACTATCTGCCAATCATCAACAAAACCATCAACAAGTATTTGAATACGATGGATTTCTTTGCAAACTTCACACTTGACGAAGAGTTCAACGAAACTATCAAGAGTCGGCACCGCGACGCCTTCTCTTACATGAGTTTCAGCGAGGGAGAAAAGATGCGTATCGATTTGGCCTTGCTACTGGCGTGGCGAGAGATTGCACGAATCAAGAACAGCGCAAACACCAATCTGCTCATCTTGGATGAGGTATTTGATTCGTCGCTTGACACCGCAGGAACTGAAGAGTTTATGAAGATTCTGCATTCCTTTGGTAACACATCAAATGTGTTTGTGATTTCTCACAAAGCAGATCAGTTGGTAGACAAATTTGAACACACCATGTCGTTTGAGAAGAAGAACAATTTCAGCAGGATTACACCATGACAAACTTTCAAGAGAACTCGTATGTGTTGGGAGATGCCTTTGATTATCTACCTAACATTGCCTCTGAATCGGTAGACCTAGTATTCACTTCCTGCCCAGACCTATCTCAGACTCCATTTGGAAAAGATGAGACTGACTCATATCGCCAGTTTCAACAGAAGGCAATGCGAGAGTTTGCTCGTATTGTGAAACCAACGGGGTTTGTTGTGGTGTGTCAAACTGACCGCAGAGTAAATGGATTCATTCTGTCGAATCATATGTGGTATGCACAATGTCTAGAGAACGAAGGCCTAAGTCTCAAGGATTACAAGGTTGTCGTTCGGAATGAAGTAGGTAAGCGTGACATGTACTACTTCACTTTTCAACACATGCTTGTGTATACAAGCCACGGAGTGATTCATCGCAAGGGAGACTGGTTGCGCGACATCTATGTGGATCAGCAAGAGAAGGTGCTGAATCAATCGGTGTGGTCACAAGACTTCTGTAAGTATGTGATTGAGAACCTTACCAAGCCAGGAGATTTGGTTGTTGATCCATTCGCAGGAGTTGCCCCTGTTTTGCTTGCTGCCAGTACTACTGGACGCAGATGGTGGGGATGCGAACTGGAAGAGAAGTTCTACGATCCAAAATTCAATCATTCCAAGGCTACTCTTCCGCTATGAAAGAATTTCCTAGCCATGTTCTGACTAGAACCCCGGTGCAGTTTATTGAAGGCGTGTGGTATAAGCGGGATGATATGTACACCCCCTATGGGGTTGGAGATGTGAGTGGAGGGAAGGTAAGACAAGCCATTCGTTTGCTGTATCCTTTGCGGGATATTTTGAAGGAACGCACAAGCGGAGTAGTGACTCATACACAGGTGCATTCCACTACAGGAGCCATTGTTGCTAGAGTATGCAAGGATCTAGAGATTCCTTGTGTCATTTGTATCGGTGGTAGTTCGCCAGAAACCATTGACAATCATCACATGATGCGATACGCAAAGTGGCTGGGTGCAGATGTTCGCAATGTTTGCGGAACAGGAATGCACGGTCCTGTACTTGCTAGAATGCGTGAGATTGCCAAAGCAGAAAACCTATACGATGGAGTCTTTACTCACAATATAGAAAATAGAGAAGATGCAATCATCGATAGCATTGAGCATCAGGTGGCTAATCTACCGAATCAGTTGGATCAGTTGGTGGTGCCCGTGGGAAGTGGAGTACACTTTGCTGCCATCCTCAGAGGCATTCACCGGTACAGTCTAAGTGTGGGTAAGGTAATTGGATTGTGTGTTGGTCCAAAGCGAACAGAAAACATCAACAAATGGGTGAATCCCATGGCAGGATATCCTCTGCCAGACTACGAGTTACATTGCCTAAATACTGTATACGGAAAACCTCTTGTGGAAAAGATTGCAGATGGTACAATCCTTGACGATCTGTACGAAGCAAAGGCACACAAGTGGATGCGAGAAAATCTCGACACAAACAAGAGTACTTGCTTTTGGGTGGTTGGGCGTAGACTAAGCGAAACTGAAGTACAGAAAAGAATGGAATCATAATGGAAACTCTACAAGCACATAAAACCTTCTTTGAGAAGAACACTCACCTTCTGAACCATCCAGTAAATGTTACCTTCGATGAACTACTGGAGATGGATGCAGATGACTTCCGCAAATGGGTCATCGACATGCGTAAGGCTGTTGTTGATATTTGGGACAACATGGGATGCCCTCCTCGCATTGGAAAGGTCGAAGAGGATATCATTGAAGAGTGGAACAAGATGGCTGAGTATCCTGTGAAGTCTTTTGAATTTGACGATGAACTGGAAAACATTGGCAAAGATGTAATCTTAAACAAGGCTAGACTTGGTTCCGAAGTAGATCAATGGTTTCCCACCATGATGAAGACTCGTATCAACTACAGCGAGAAAGACGATGGGTACTCCATTTATGAACTGTTTGCTGAAGATCGATTTCTTGATCGCATGGTGAAGGGATCAATGCGTCACTTCCGTAGAGACTCGCTGTATATGCATGCCTTGTCTTGCTTGCGTAATAATGCTAAGCCTGCTCTTGTGTCTGTACCTGATGCTTTGTCGTGGATCAAAGCATTTCAAACCAACAAGGAAATCTTCAAGGGATACGACTTCATGCTTGAACAGGTGAAGGTTCGTGAAGGCAACAACACGGGATATTTCCAACTTAATCAGTCAGACATTCTGAATCTAACACGAGAACAAGTGCAACAACTCAAAGATGAAGGAGTGCTGCAATACAGGCACTTCTCTACCTTTGATGTGAACTCTATGCCGGATGATCGGGTGTATACCATCCGTATTTACAAGAAGGGTGAGAGGGTATTCCCAAAGGGATTCGCCGCTTTCCGTATTGGATACATTCAGGTTGCCCACAACTTTCCTCCAATGACTGCCAAGTATTTGTACGAGCGATTTACCGAACATGTCAAGGGGCAGAAAGATCCTATTGTGATCTACGATCCATCATCAGGATGGGGTGGTCGCATTCTAGGCGCCATGAGTGTGCGCGATGATCGTAAAATCCATTACATTGGAACTGATCCAAACCCTGAACTTTATTACATTGACACCGATACAGGGGAAGAGCGGCCTCGCTATGCTGATGTTGCAGATTTCTATAACACCAAGACATATAGAGGCAATCCTTTCTTCAGCGAAACCAACACATATGAAATCTACAGACTAGGTTCCGAAGAGATTGGCAACAATCCTCGATTTAAGAAGTACCGGGGAAAGATTGATATGATCTTTACTAGTCCTCCGTATTTTAACCGAGAAGCCTACTCAAAGGACGAGAATCAATCGTACAAGAAGTATGGTTCATCTTACGAAAGTTGGAGAGATGGCTTCTTGCGTCCCACGCTAAAGACCTGTGCAGAGTTCTTAAAGCCTGATCGATACTTGCTATGGAACATTGCAGACATTCAGGTTGGTGGAGATTATCTGCCTCTTGAAGAAGATTCAAAAAGATTCCTTGAGGAGTTTGGATTAGTGTATAAATACAAAGTGAAAATGGCGATGGAATCTATGCCTGGGCAGAATCGTCTTGACGAAGAGACAGGATTGCCCAAGTGTAAGAACTATTGTAAGGTCGGTGGAGACTACATGAAGTATGAACCTGTTTATGTTTTTTATAAGCCAAAAGGAGAATGATAATGGCAAAGAATGAATCAAAGTCTGTAAATAGTGCGCTATCTGATGTTACTTCTGTGAAATCAAAAAAGTCTAGTGAAGTTTCTGATTCCCGAACAGTCGAGTGGACATATATTTGGCTGAGTGGTGACGGGAGCATTCGTAGTGCCGTATTTAATTCTGTAGGCAAGACACCAAAGGTACAGCGGTTTGATGGATCTGCTTGCAAGCAAGCGTCCACGGATAATTCAGATCTGTTTCTAGTTCCTGTCAGAGTTGTATCAGATGTGTTGTTTGGAAACGACAGCATATCTCCTACTAGTTCTATTGTACTCTGTGAAGTACAAACTGCAGATGGAACTCCCCACGCTTCTAACAGCAGAGCAGATCTGAAAAAGTTCTTACTCAAGAACTCTAAACTCTCTACTGTAAAGATTGGAATGGATCAGGACATTCTTTTTATAGACCCGGATACTAGACAGCCATATTCTTGGCCACTAGGAAAGAATGAAAAGGGAGAAGAGCAAGTTGTTTTCCCTGGTCCTCAAGGACGATACTACGGAGGTACTGGTGACTTTGTTCGTGGTAGAAGAATTATGAGTTCGATTGTAGATCGAATGAACTACAGAGGAATCAATATCAGATCTTACAATCCTGCAATTTGTCTATCACAATGGACTTATAGTGTTCAAGAAAACGATATTATGACTGCGTGTGATGATCTTATCATTTCTCGATACCTCTGCGAGTCTGTTGCTGAAGAAGAGACATCTCCGAGGTGTGTTGTGAGTTACACTCCAAAAAGTTTTCCGGGAACTGAATGGAACGGTAGTGGTTGTATTTTCCGGTTGTACTTGGAAAATTACACAAGCAGCGGTGGAAATGCTAGTCTTGCCAAATCTATTTGTGAAACCTTAGGGCAAGATCACCGTGAGCATATTGCAGCATATGGATCCGGCAACGAAGCACGCCTAGTGGGGAAGACAGGGGGTATTAGTGACTACAACAAATTCAGTTGGGGATTTGGAGACAAAACTGCTTCCATCTGCGTACCAACAATACCTCTGATGGGCGACTCCACCGATCATGTTTATTTTGAAGATCGTAGACCAAGTGCCGGAGTCGATCCGTATGTTGGAGTTCTTGCACTATGCCGTAGTCTTGTGGGCGTTCTAGACCTGCAAGTGCCTACAAAGGCAGAAGTATCTGCTAAAGAGTTTGAACCAAAACTTGTAAGTTGAGTTGACTTGTATCGGGTTCGTCTTATACTAAGGTGTAATGAAGAACTACAACAAAACTCTAGAACGCGCGTATGGCACAGAGCCATCTTGGAGCGCAGAGTCCTTTGCATCTGAAGAAGAGCGAGACTCTGCGCTCCAACGCGCTTTAAATTGGTATTGGGGCAAAGGCACAAAGCGAGAAAAGAAGCGGTGGGTTTTAGAATACTGTAAGCATGTCAAGATGAATGCCGAACACATTAAGTGTGTTGCCCAAAATTGCATCAAGAGTTATTCTGGCATAGCACATCTTTGCCGGATGCTCACTCGTGGGGCCCCGCTTTCAGATGAAACCAAAGAGAAAATCACAAGTGACATAGATGCACTCCGGTGTAGTGGTGCTGCTGTTCTTGCCAAGCGTCACGCCTGTGCTGGTCCTTCTATCCAAGAGAGGATAGAGCAGAAATGTCGGGAATACTTGGGAGACATTGATATGCTTGTGGACGCGGCTGTAACCGCGTGTGCAAGCAAGGGCGAGATAAAGTTTGACCCTGTTGGATGGGCAACAACTAGGGGTGTTAAGCCTATGCATTGTGGTAAAATTGCCACTTACATTGAGACAACTTATCTACAAGAGATGGCACTTGCATATGCTGGCAAAGACGAGCAACTGGTAGAAGGATACTCGTTCCTGACTAGACCGCGTTTCAAGAAACTCATACAGGTTCTATCTGAAACCGCCAACGCTTTCCGTACATTTGCAGACGAGAAGAGATCCGAACGCAAGCCTCGTAAGAAGAAAGAGAAGAGTCCTAGCCAGATCACCAAGAAACTGAAGTACTTGTCCGAGTCGAAAGATTACGGCATCAAGAGTATTTCTCCTGAAAAGATTGTTGGCAGCGAAATGGTGGTTGTGTTTAACGAGAAGTACCGTACACTAACTGTACTCTTTGCTAAAGATCCGCGTGGACTCAGCGTAAAGGGAACCACCGTTATCAACTACGATGAGGATAAGTCTGTTACTAAGAAACTCCGCAAACCAAAGGATGTGCTGAGTAAACTTACTGGTGTTCGCTCTGTGCAAACCGCTTTGAACTCTATTAAGACTAAACCCACAAAGATGAGCGGAAGAATCAACGAGAACTGTGTTCTCGTTGGAGCCTACTAATGATTCTGATTGACAACAACCAAGTACTGTTGGGAAGCCTGTTCGCCCTTACTAAGGGCGATGCTTCTCAGTTTTCAGAAGACCTTCTACGACATACGGTGTTGAACATCTATCGTACATATCGACAGAAGTTCCGCGATGCCGGTGAGATTGTCCTGTGCCATGAGGGTGGTAAGTGCTGGCGTAACTCTGTATTCCCTCAGTATAAGCAGAACAGAAACAAAGCAAAGGCTGCCTCTGATGTGGATTGGAAGGCGATTTACGGAATGATTGACGGTATCCGCGAAGAGATTCGTGATGTGTTTCCGTATCGTCACATGCGGGTTACTGGAGCAGAAGCAGACGATGTGATTGCAACTTTGACCAAACACTTTTCTGCAAAAGAACAGATCGTGATTGTCTCTAGCGATAAAGACTTTAAGCAGTTGCAGATTTATCCAAATGTTCGGCAATGGAGTCCCATGACCAAGGGATTTGTGCCGTGCAAGGAACCTACCGAGTTCTTGATTGAGCATATCTTGGGTGGAGACTCAAGCGATGGTGTGCCTAATGTTCTATCTGATGACGATTGCTTCGTCACAGACGGAAAGCGTCAGACTCCTCTCACGTCAAAGAAGGCGGAAGCGATCCACGAAAATCTTGTGGTACTGGGTAATACCTTTGATGTTGGTGCAAACATGCCAGATAAAGTGAAAAGAAATTGGGATCGTAACCGATGTATGGTTGACTTCAGATACATACCTGTGGAGTTGGAGAAATCCATTCTGCAAAAGTACGCAGACTCCACTCCTACGCGCAGGGGAAATATCCTCTCGTATTTGATGGAGCATAAGATGAAGAATCTAGTTGAAGTTGTATCGGAGTTTTGAATGAGCAGAGAATGGAACAATTGGGATGAAACTGGTTCGTTTGAACGCTTTCATAAGGATCGCGGCATAAAGAAAAAGCAAAAGCGCGGCGACCGACATTCGCAGAAGCAAAAAATGCGAGAAGCATCTTCTGACATTGAGAGATACGAAGACGATTCATTTGAGGAGTACCGAGATGAGCGCACCAAACAACGGTAAGAAAATTATTGCTACTGGTGGGTGGTCTAAATCACCAAATGCTAGAACACCTGCTGCATTACCAGTACCAACTCCAGTATCAACTCCAGGACCACAGCATCCACCGTCTTTACTGAACAAAGTAAAGAGTGCTGTTGAAGCATACGCTTCTCGCGGAATTACGCAAGATAAACGATGCACCGAAGATATCAAGAAAACTAGATTGGTTTCTTGTCATGGCGATCCCGAACGCGGAATTGCCCCCTGTCCATTTAGACGCGACAGTAGCGCAGAAGAAGGTAGATACTACTGCGGTGAGTGTGGGTGCGGAGATAGAAAAGCAACATGGCTAAATGCAAAGCAGCCAGATGACTACACCAAACTAGACTTTCCTAAAGTGGTGTGTCCTCTTAATATGCCTGGATTTAGCAACTACACTCCTAGTGCAGATGAAAGCGTAGAAAGAAGAATGCGATACGACTTTAGCCGAAAGGAGCAGATCGAAAGGCAAGTTGACCTAACGATCAAGCAAACAGATGAGAAGAGTTAATAGACCAACCCGGACCGGGGGAGCAGCACGGCAGACGCCTCGGCAACCAATCGATCCTAAGGCCAGGCAGATAAACTCTGCACCACCAAATCCCCCAAAACCCAAAGGTTGTGGTTGCAAGAAATCAAAGTGAAAGTATACTATACGAACCCCTACAGAATGGAGACATAATGACTGCTACTGCTACTGAAAATGAAACTGGTATGAAACTATCTCAAGAAACTCTTGCTGTTCTCAAGAACTTCGCTTCTCTGAACTCTAACATTCTCATCCGTCCTGGCAACACTATTGCTACGGTGACTCCCGTGAAGAATGTTATGGCGGAGGCAACAGTTGACGAAACCTTTGATGTTGAGTTTGGTATTTGGGACTTGAACAAGTTCCTTGGTGTGATCTCGTTGTTCAAGGAACCAATGCTGACTTTCGGAGAGAAGTCCGTTGTTGTCTCTGATGCTACTCGCAAGAACGCTCCGAGCGTGAACTATTACTACTGCGAACCAAGCCTGTTGACTTCGCCCAAGAAGAGCATCACCATGCCCGATATTCTTGTGTCGTTCAAGTTGACGGCAGACAATGTTGCCGAGATTATGCGTGCCAGTTCGGTGTTACAGGTTGGTGATATCTCCGTGCGCGGAACAAAGGACAAGATCGAAGTTGTTGTTCTTGATAAGGCAGACAAGGGTTCCAATACCTACTCTATTGTTGTTGGTGAGAACAAGGCAAAGACCAAGTTTGATATCCACATGAAGGTAGACAATCTGAAACTCATGGCGGGCGACTACGATGTTCATATTAGCAAGAGCATTGTAGCCAAGTTCTCGCATTGCAGTAAGGATCTAACTTACTTCGTTGCGCTTGAGGCGACTTCTAGTACTGCCTCTAAGGAGTAAATATGACTGCTACGGCAACCGAATACCTTTGGGTGGAGAAGTACCGCCCAAAGGTGATCGCGGATTGTATTCTTCCGTCCGCAATGAAGAAGACCTTCACCGATATGGTGGAATCAGGGGAGGTGCAGAATCTCCTGCTATCAGGTGGTGCAGGATGCGGAAAGACTACAGTTGCCCGCGCTCTGTGTAGTGAACTAGACGCAGACTACATCATTGTTAACTGCTCAGAAGACGGTAACATTGATACGCTGCGTACTCGCATTCGTAACTTTGCGAGTACAGTTTCCATGTCAGGAAACAAGAAGGTTGTGATCCTAGACGAGTTTGACTACTCCAACGCTCAAAGCACACAGCCTGCTTTGCGTGGATTCATGGAAGAGTTCAGCGCAAACTGCAGGTTTGTTCTGACTTGTAACTTTAAGAACAGGATCATTGAACCGCTACACTCGCGGTGTACTTGCATTAACTTTCAGATCCCAACCAAAGAACGCCCCGGCCTCGCAAAGCAAATGCTTCAGCGTGTCAAGGGTATCTTGGATGCCGAAGGGGTTGCTTACGATGACAAGGTGCTTGTAGAACTCATTATGAAGCACTTTCCCGACTTCCGCCGCATCTTGAATGAGTTGCAGCGGTACTCGGTGTCTGGCAAAATTGATGTCGGTATCTTGACCCAACTTGGTGAAATCAAGATCAAGGAACTCATTTCTGCCTTGAAGCAAAAGGATTTTACATCGGTTCGTAAGTGGGTGGTGGAGAACTCTGATGCAGATTCAGCATCTCTGTTCCGCAAGATTTACGAGTCTATGTACGAGTGCTTTGCTCCGTCTAGCATTCCGAAACTGGTGTTGATTCTTGCTGAATACCAATACAAGGCAGCATTTGTTGCCGATGCAGAGATCAATATGACTGCTTGCTTGACTGAGATTATGATGGAGTGCGAGTTCAAATGATGCCGTTTAGACCAATTGGCAAATGGATTGCGGTACGAACTGATCTTGGAAAAGAAAAGAAGACCGAGAGTGGTATCATCTTTAAGGACGATAAGACTAAAGGACACTATGTCATTGCCGAAGTTGTTGCAGTTGGCAATGATCTAACTGAGGATGTTCGCGTTGGTGATACGGTATATTGGGAACTGGCAACCAATCGTGGAAATCATTACGGCGATCTAGACTTGGTGCATCAGGATCATATTGCATTGGTGGTGAGAGATGACGCTTAAACTAACCGACTACTTGAACGCCATCAATGTAAACAAGAATCCGCTGTGCGACGAGGAGCATGACGAGAAGGGGTACATTCCATTCTTGGTGAACAGAGGACTGTCTTACTTTCCCGATACCATTCTGCAAGCAAACGAAATGAATCGGTACGGTGCCTTGCGTAAGCGGATGCAGTTTGATTTCTTGCGCCATAGTGTTCGTGCCAGAAAGCGTTTCAGCAAGTGGTTCAAGGCAGAGGAAGCGCAGAATCTGGCATCTATCAAAGAGCGTTACGGTTGCTCTGATGCTAAGGCTAAAGATATCATGCGAGTCCTGACCCCTGAGCAAATCGCAGACATTGTGCGCTCAACCTATAGAGGTGGCGCCTAAGTTATCGTGTTCCTACATATTTGTAAAGATGAGGCATACTCATTGGCATGGAGTGCATATGTATGGAATACCAACCGAAAATCACCGTTGAAGAACTAGTAGAGATCACGCTGGCAAAGCCAGACGATTTCCTAAAGGTAAAAGAAACCTTAACCCGTATTGGGATTTCCTCCAAGACTGAGAAGAAACTGTATCAGTCTTGCCATATTCTACACAAGCGGGGCAAATACTACATCGTACACTTTAAGGAACTGTTTGCGCTCGACGGCCTGCCGTCCACTCTGACCGAGGCCGATATCGCCAGGCGCAATACCATTGTGACATTGCTAGACGAGTGGGGACTTGTAAAAAATGTTGACCCCGCGAAGACTGCAAATGTTGCCGCAGGTCTTGGGCAAATCAAGATTATTCCGCATAAAGAAAAGGGAGATTGGGAACTGGTTCCCAAGTATCATATCGGTAAAAAGTTCTAAGTGAGAGTGACATGAAAATCGACCTTCGTAATGTACAAACTAGATGGATCAATCTAGACCGAGCGACCCTTAACGCCAAGCAGATGACCGATCAATTTGATCGCTTGGGATTCACATCTCATATGCGAATCCCTGGCAGGATCATTCCTCCTCCCAAGTCTATGTCTCCCGCAAAACTCAAGGCATTCGGTACACATTTCATGGGATGCGGACAAGCGCACATTGACGCCTTGTTATCAATCAACAAGGCGCCTGTTCTTGTGTTAGAAGATGATGCGCTTGCAACTGAAGCATTTGTTCCGAGCATAGAAGTGCCAGACGATACTGATGCCGTGTATCTTGGGATTTCTCATGGAAATCAAAAGCAAGCAATCGTTGACTTGAACAATGGATGGTATAGAATCTTTGGTATGCTTGCAGCACACGCAGTACTCTATGTGTCCGATAGATACAAGAATTACGCAGCAGATATAGCGCACATGTGTCTATATTCTAAGCAGATTCCTATGGACAATGGCTTTGCAGCAGCACAGTCTAAGTTCAAAGTAATTGCTGCTCCAGTTCCAATGTTCATCCAGTCCGCTCTGAGACAAAGCGAAAACAAGTGGCAAACTCTTACTGATCGTCCACTTGTTCCGACTCATGTACAAGCATTGAATGAGTTGATTCCTATTCCCTCTAAGTAATGGAGACATGATGCAGTTTGGCTTTTATCAATTATACGCGAATGCCCCGCTTCCCACTTATGCAACCGAGCATTCTGCTTGCTTTGATTTGACGGCACATCTTGTAGATGATACTGGGCATCTCAGAACGATTAAATCTGTCGATCCGCAGAACACTATGAGCGATATGCTCAGAGTCAGTTCTGATCTGACCATTCCCCCGCAAACTACTGTACTGATTCCAACTGGACTAATTGCGAAAATCCCTGTTGGATATTCTGTTCGTGTGCATATGCGATCCGGTGTTGCGTTAAAGCGCGGACTGATCTTACCGAATGGAGAAGGAATAATTGATGCAGACTACTTTGATGAGTTGTTCCTGATGGTCAGGAACGCATCAAGCGCCTTTGTTACAGTTAAACATGGCGAAAGAATTTGTCAGGGTGATCTAGTAAACACGATTCGATTACCTATTGAACAGATACATACTAGACCCAACCAAACCACAGATCGTTCAGGTGGGTTTGGATCAACAGGAGTGTAATACATTATGACCCGTGATGAACTTTTGGCATGGCACAAATCAATCTGCGACTCTGGCCGCACACTTATGGATGCGAAGAACAGAGACTACGCAGGCAATGACGGACTAGAACCGTTCGCAAATTTCACAAGAGTAGAATCAATGGGCATCTGCTCCACCGAGCAGGGGTTCTTGGTTCGTCTTACCGATAAGATGAGTAGACTTAGTTCGTTTGTAGAGTCTGGCAAACTTCATGTTTCCGATGAGAGTTTTATGGATACTTGTGTTGATGTAATCAACTACATGGTACTGTTGAGTGCTTACTTGAAAGAGAAAGAGAGATCAAAACAATGACAAAGAAAATGGAAAACGATAACCGTATTTTTATTCAGATTGCAGCGTATCGGGATCCTGAACTGGTTCCAACCATCAAGGATTGCTTAGACAAGGCCAAGCATCCTGAACGCCTGCGGTTTGGAATTTGTTGGCAACATGAACCAACGGATCCTTGGGACGCAGAACTAGCAGAGTTCAAAAACGATCCCCGGTTTAAGATCATTGATGTGCCATGGAATCAAAGTAAGGGAGCATGTTGGGCCCGTAATTCTATTCAAGAACAACTGTATGATGGCGAAGAATACACTCTTCAACTGGATTCTCATCACCGATTTGCACAAGATTGGGACGAGACTCTGATTGGGTGGATTAAAGAGTTACAAGCAAAGGGTCATCGCAAACCTTTGCTAACTTCATATGTTACTCCGTTTAACCCGGAGCAACACAGAGGAAGACAACACGATGATATGTTGGAGAAGAATCATGCCCTGTACTTGGAATTTGATAGATTTACTCCAGAGGGGTGCGTGTTCTTTAAACCACATTACATTGATGGTACAACCTTTTGGGCGGGTAATGGTAAAAAGTTTGCTGAATTAACCTCTCCCATTCCGTGTAGATTCTTTTCTGCACATTTTGCTTTTACCCTTGGTGATATGGTGAGAGAAGTTCCACATGATCCAAATTACTACTTTCACGGTGAAGAAATTTCGCTGGCGATGAGATGCTATACACACGGATATGATCTGTTTACGCCACATCGTAATGTGATATGGCACGAATACACCCGAGAGTACAGAACCCACAAGCATTGGGTAGATCATGTAGACGAAAACAAAGAAAAACTTGTTGATGGTCTAAACTGGGTAGACAGAAACAACATCTGTCACCACAGAAATCGTGTACTGTTTGAAATGGATTACGATCCAAATATCGTATTTGGCAAATATGGTAAGGGTAAAGAAAGAACTCTTCAGCAATACGAAGAGTACGCACAACTCGACTTTAAGAAAAGATGCGAGATTTTGCCTGACAACAAGGTTCGTCATGCATCTCTACTGCGGTGGGATGAGAAACAATTTCATCAAGCAACTGATTTAGATTTTGTAGTGTGTGCTGTTCACAACGAACAGAATGATACTCTGTGGAGAGAAGACTTCAATCCTACTACTAAACCTTTTATGTGGGATAGAAGTATAACCCCAACGGATTCTCTCCGAGAAGGGTACACTAAATTTGCCATATCATTTACATGCGATAAAGAAGCATCTCCATCTAAATTCATACTATGGCCTTATAGTAAGTCTAAGGGGTGGTTAAACAAAGTAGAGATTCCACTTTCATTTGGTTACTAAGTAATCTCACATGAGTACACTTACTATAGTAAGCGGATTGATTAATATTGGGCGTGGAGAGATGGGAACATCTTTCTCCCGCTCATTTGATCACTACAAAGAAACATTCGGGAAGTTACTGAAATCGGTTACTTGCCCGATGTTTCTTTACATTAGTCCTGATCTAGAAGAGTTTGTGTGGCAGCATAGAGACAGAAGCAACACTACTCTGAAGTTTGTTACTGCAGATGATCTACGAACGAAGATGCCGTTCTACAAACAGATTCAGGATATCCGTACCAATCCTGCCTGGTATAACCAAAAGGGATGGTTGTCGGAAAGTACTCAAGCAAGATTGGATCTGTACAATCCATTGGTGATGTCCAAGATGTTTTGGTTGAATGACGCAACGCTTTTCAACCCATACAACACCAAGTATTTTCTGTGGATTGATGGAGGTATAGTCAACACAGTACATGACAGTCTACTTGGTGCTAAGTTTGAAAGTGAAGTAGTAAAGTACATGGACGGTGCTGCTTTGTTTCTGTGTTTCCCGTACAAAGCGGACGGGGAAATACATGGGTTTGATGCACTTGCCATGAATGATTTCGCCAGAGGAACAGTTGTTAGTAGGGTTGCTAGGGGTGGGTTGTTTGGAGGCACCAAAGATAGTATCAACAAGTTGAATGGCCTGTACTATTCTTACTTGACTGATAGTCTTGGTAGAGGACTGATGGGTACAGAGGAAAGCATTTTTACTCTGCTAACATACAATCACCCAGATCTGTGCAGATATGAGATGATTGAAGAGAATGGACTCATAGCGCCTTGGATCGATAGTATTCTCAAGAAACCAAAAGAGAGTAGAACCGACAGTAAACTTGGTATATACTCTGTGTGCTTTAACATTCCTGCACAGTACAGGCTTTGGTTGGATTCCACGCGCAACCACGACTCTACTTTCAGACACGCTTCCAAGTATGTAATCAACAATTCTACAGATATGTCAACCGATGACGAGTTCTCTGCACTTTACAAAAAGCATTCGTTTCGGGAGATAAGAAAGCCAGAGAATCTAGGAATATGTGGTGCTAGACAACTTGCTGCAGAAATGTTTGAAGAATCTGATCATCAGTATATGGTCTTCTTTGAAGATGATATGATGCTTTGTGGCAAGGAAGAAGAGCCGTGTAGGAACGGAATGATACGATACGATTCTAGATTGTTTCATAAGTGTATGAGCATCATGGAAAAGGAATCTCTTGACTATCTGAAATTGTGTTTTACAGAATTCTTTGGAGACAACCATCTTAATTGGTCTTGGCACAATCTTCCATCTGACAAGAAAGAGCAGTACTTTCCAGGCCCACAGATCGCAGGAGTTTGTAATAAAACCAAGATAACTCATACTGGTTCTGTAGATGGATTGTCGTATGCCGTTGGGGACTTTCACTATTGTAATTGGCCTGTAATGTTCAACAAAGAAGGCAATCGCAAGGTGTTTCTAGATACCAAATGGGCATACCCATATGAGCAAACATGGATGAGTCATGTACATCAACTGATATCTGAAGGAAAGATCCGAGCAGGTTGTCTACTAAGCAGTCCTATCAACCATAATAGAGCATTTCACTATGATGGTAAGCAGAGGAAAGAAAACTTATAAGAAAGGATAGCAATGAACATTGACAAATACACTATTGTAGGACCTAATCTAAACGAAAACCAAGGATTGATGACTATAAACGGTCTTGCTGCACAGCAAAATCAATATGCTCCCTTGGCATTTGCAAATTTGTTAGAGTCTGTTAGACCAAAGCGAATTCTAGAAATAGGAACCGCTTTGGGAGGCCTAACAGAATTCTTCAGACAGATATCTCAAGAAATAGACCTTCCTCTTGATATAGTTACATATGACATTACCCGACATTCATGGTTTGATGATTTGCAGGCTAAAGGAGTTGCAGATTATAGAACCAAGTCTATATGGGAGAATGGTGTATTAGAAAGCGGTATATGCCAAGAGTCTATTGATTTCATCAAGCAAGAAGGAACGACTGTTGTGTTGTGTGATGGTGGTAGTAAGAAACATGAGTTTAATAGTGCTGCAAAACATTTGAAGCCTGGAGATATCATACTTGCGCATGATTATGCTCCCAACATAGATGTGTTTGATACACAGATAAATGGCAAGTTGTGGAACTGGTGTG